GAGAAAGCGATAAGGTCTTGAATAGGCAAGTTACCCTTTGCAGAAATCTCGGCTTCTTGTGTGCCTTGAAGAAGCGCAGACAACCAACCTTCGAAAACAAAGCCGGCTGAAGATGCATTAAAGCTATGAATAACTGCCTTAAGAGACTCCAGAATAATAATGGAAGAAATGATGCGACGTGGCGATGTAATCTTGCTATTAGGGTCTACGATACGTTGAAGAAATTTCAGCTTACCTTCGATTGAACGACCGCCGCCAATAGCGTTAAACAGCTTTGTGATCTGCTGTCTTTCCATAGAGTTTGGATCTCCCCAAGACTCTGTTGGGGTGAACTTCGGCAGAGATAAGACAAACTCTTTTGCTCTGTCCGCTGCCATCTCTGTGACTACTGACTTGGTAGCAGAGCCCATTACGGTTTCGAAAACTAAATCTAAAATGCTATCATCGGTTTTCTTCTCTTCTCTTTCTCTAACCTCGATAAACATATCCTTAATGTAATCTGACATTTTTATTCCTCTAAATTATAATATCTGCGATGCCCATCTCCACCGCTTCTTCTGCTGTTAAATAGACATTAACCTTACGTTCCAGCATTTTTTTAAGCCTTGTTCTTGTCAGCTTTGAGTTTGCAATTAGTGCATCACAATACATATCTTGGAGTTGTTCGATAGCCTCAAGCTCATTCATCATATTATGAAGTGCTCCTTGGTTACCTCCCATAACAGAGTGAATCATAACACGGCAGTTCTTGCCAATCTTGCGCTTACCTTTAGTTCCGGCAGCTAAAATAAGAACACCTGCGGACATAACCTTGCCTAAGCCAATAGTATGGATTTCACTGGTTTCCTTTACATTTCTCATAACATCATAAAGACCAAACATATCATCTGCGTTGCCGCCATAAGTTGAAATATAAAATTCAATTGGCTTTCGATGCTCTTTCTTTGTAACCTTATTCATCCCATCTAAAACAAGAAGTCCGTGAACAAGTTCTGCGATCTTTTCTTCATGAACATCGGCAAACAAGCCAAGAATGCGAAGATCTGGTTCTGCCGGTAAAGGTTCGTCGGTGCCGATACCCAAAGCAGCAGGATCGAGCATGATGATTTTTTGTTCCTTCTTGGTATCAGCAGAAACTTCTGATTTTTTAGAATCATTGGTGAGTATATCTTTTATTTTCTTAATCATTATAATGCTCCTCTATTGATTTTTAAAATAATTACTGGTCTTGCTAGCTTCTAAAAACGCCATAGCAGTATCCCAATCGTGAAAAACAATTGAACTTTTGAATTGTTCAGGCATCGCCTTGTTGATATCGCGTATAGATGTTTTTTTAAGTTGCTCTATATCATTTTCGATATAGATGTCAAAACTTTTCAGTTCTTTTTCAGTAGCGCCGGATTTTGTTAATCGCTCGGCACAAAACGATTTAGTATAATGGTAGTTTTCGAGAGCACGTGTCAACATAATCAATGATGTTCTTTGTGACATTCTCAATATAAACAAACTGGCGTGTGCTACTCTGTAGATGAAAAATGTTCTGTAGGTGAAGAACCCGAACAAGAAAACCAGCGCGTATAATAAGAATTGCATGTTACTTCCAAAAAATAACCACTAGAGTATATAGCTCTAGTGGTTATTATAAGTGCTCGTATTTATAAAGTCAAGTTATTTTGTTAATCGGTTAAGAATTCTTTCAGCAAGCTCATCGGCAAGCTTAGCCTTGGAAGTCTCTTCTTGAAGGCGTGCTGCAACACGGCGAGCAACCTCAGAAACGATCTCGTCTTCCATCATAGGCTCCTCTTCTTCCTCTTCCTCTTCTGCTCCCAAATCAAGGTCAGCCGGTCCCATATCAAGTGAATCATCACCTCCTTCTTCGGGTTCCAGCGCGGCTTCAGGCTCCATGCCCACTGGCTCAGCGCCCATGTCCATATCAGCCATTGCTTCTTCCTCTCCTGCCTCAACTTCAACTCGATCTTCAATGCCGAGCGCCTTTGCGACAGCAGCAACAACGTCTGCCATAATTTCTTCTCTGTCAGAAACATCCAAGTCTCCAGCAACGTCTTCGTCGCCCATCTCGACATCGGCGTCCAAGTCTACCTCGGGAGCTTCTTCTTCAGCGCCCATCTCGATTTCTACGCCTTCTTCTCCCTCTTCTTCCTCTTCTTCTTCTTCGACATCACGGGCAGCAGGCATATCGCCATACATTTCTTGAATCTTATCCTCACCAACAGTAGTAATGTTAGCGAGTTTTAAAAATTTACGAACCTCATGTTCGTTTAAAAGTGTTTTACGAGCCATTTTAAAAAATCTCCTTTTCTATTTAAAGAAACTCAAAAATAAGTAGTTATATGTTGCAATAACGGCATTAAAAATAAGAATCGAAGCTTCCAATGCGTTTTTTAATTTTTTCGAGAGCTTTCGTTTCTATCTGTTTGATTCTCGCAAATGAAAGATGTATTCTTTCTGCGACTTGTCTAAGTGTCATAGGTCCATTCTCATGAATGGATATCAAACAACAATTAAACTCATTTGGATAATTAATCCAGTGTCTGCAATCATTAGCTTCGCAAGACACGTTAAGTTCCATGCATTTTCTGGAACATTGTAACAAACCGTCTGTATTCTTCATAGCGTTGGGAATTCCTCTGCTATCATATCAAATATATTTTCAACTTCATTAGCATTTAATCCAAAATCATTCATCTTCTCCTCTCCTGATTCTCTTAGTTTTTTGCTTTTTCTTTTCTTTTTGATAGATACGTCACTTATACTCTCGATAAAGTCATGTAATCGCGGGTCGTCATTAATAAGACCCGTGACAATGTATCTAAAAAACTTTGATTGCGTCAAACCAAGCGACTTTAACTTCATCAGAAAATTAACATGGCGATGATCATTTTCAGTAAAAACTATTCTTTTGTTTAGTTTGCCGTAATCAATATCATGTTCCATGTTACCACGACCTGTAGTTAATGTGCGTATTACTTTCAGATTGTCCAGCAGGTGTCTGTATCATGATGTCAGCTTTGGCTTGAAGCTCGGCAGCGCTTCTAGCGCCTGAGTATGAGTATCCTGAGCGGATTCCTCTTTCAAGGTTATCCAATACTTCTTCCATAGTTCCACGATAGGGAACGGTAGCCGATACTCCCTCGAAAGAAGAATACTTACCCTTCCAATCGACCTGCGCTTCTTTGCTAGCCATACCACGATATGTTTTCCACTTATTGCCGGCAGAATCAATGATTATATCTCCCGGTGTTTCTCTAGTTCCGGCAAACAAAGAGCCGCACATAACAACGTCAGCGCCAGCAGCGATTGCTTTTACGATATCGCCAGAGTTTTTGATACCGCCATCAGCAATGATCTTCACATCTCTGTCTGTTTTTGCACAATCAAGGATTGTCTGAAGACCTGGAACACCATGTCCAGTCTGAATACGAGTCGAACAGATTGAACCGCCTCCAATGTTACACCTAACAGAGTCCGCACCCCAGTCAGCCAAGTCGTTAACACCCTGCAAGGTTGCTACATTGCCAGCCATAATGTGATAGTTATCTCCGAGCATGGTTCTCAGTCGCTCAAGTGCAGTCTTCATCATGGCGTGATGCCCATGGGCAACATCAACACAAATAAATGTGGCACCAGAGTTGAAAGCTGCTGTTGCTCTTTCTAGATAATCTCCCGAAATACCAACTGCTGCGCCGATGTTGTTTTTCAACTTTTTGATTGATCTCGTAATAATTTCAGCCTGCTCTTCGATAGAATTATATCTGTGAATTACAGCAGCACCTCCTACGTTGTCAAGAGCAATAGCCATGTCAATCTCAGAAATTGTGTCCATTGGAGAAGCCAAAATCGGAAAGTCTAGTTGCAGTGTTTTACCTAAGTCAACGGCTAAATCAATTTCACTTCTTGAAGTTATATCCGAGTATTGTGGAACCAATAAAACATCATCATATGATAAGCCACGAGTATAATTATTCTTCACCAGTTCCTCCATCTTCTTCGTTTGCAGGCGCTTCTTTTGTTGTCTTTTTGGTTGTAGTCTTTCTGGCTCTTTTCGAGCGGCGGTAAGTTGCAGACCTTTGCTCTAGTTCGCTGTCTTTAATTGGCGGAAGCTTTGCAAGCTCTGCTGCTCGCTCTTCTTTCTCTTCCTGAAGGCGCTCTTGTTCTTCAAGTTTTTCTTGCTTTTCTTTTTCTTCCTGAACGACATAATCATTAATAGCACGTGCTTCCATGCGAGCTTTTAATGCCTCTCTCTCAACAAATTGTTGTCTATGGGCACTGAAATGTGTTTGAAGTGAGCCATAGGCTTCTTCGCATTTTGAAAGCTCAATGGCGTGGTGAATAATTTGTTCGAGGTAATCTTCATGGCTGTTAATGATTACTTTTTCATCAAGGAGAGCTTCGATAGCTTTCCAATGTTCAACGCCCTTTGATTTGAGCATAGCCATAGCCGCATCTAATCTAATATAATTTCTGTTTGTCATTTTCTTTACTTCTCCTTATCAATAAAGTTTTTGATTTGTCTTGAGGTAAACCAAGTTTTTTCATTTGGTGTCTCAGGATCTTTAAGGTTTGCAATTTTCGCCCGTTTACCTTTAGAAATCTTAAAACTCGCAACTGAAGGGACTCCGTTTAAATTCAGCTTTTCAGAAATCTCTCCATCATCATCAACATTATAAGCGAAAAATAAAACATCGTCGTAAGAATCTGATATGTCGATATAATAGCTACTCAAAGCATGGCACAAGTGGCATCCATTGGAATAAAATTTAACAACGCACAATGTCTCGTCGTCAACAGTTACGTCTCCTCTCATCATCTTTAATATTGATTCTTTCGATATCCTACTTACGGACATTTTCTATCTCCTGTCTCCAGTCATTAATTATGTTGTTTGCTAACTTCCAGCAATCCGGACAATACAATCTTACAGTATTTTCATCTCTAACTACTACGTTCCATGTTTTTACCATTTTCTTGCTCTTCTTGTCAAATGGTTTTTCACAAGTTAAGCATTGTTCAGGGAGGCTTTGAAACTGTGTCACTCTTTTGCTGAGTTCTTGGGCACTATCTTTTTGCACATGCTTGTTTAGTGCTCGGCGCTGCTTCCGGTTCATTTATTAATCCCTTCAACTCTCCAAAGTTCCGAGCCTCCATCAAAAACAACCACAGCCGATGGAAAAGGGGCACTATTACTGCTATCTCCGAACTTAAGGCGTCCCTTGACAAAATGAATCTCAGATGCTTTCATAACATAATCATGCCAATACTTCGTGTCGGTTCTTGCTGGGATAAGCATAACAACCTTTGTGTCAGGCTTTTGCGATTCTTGATATGCTTTTCGAATCCAATCCTTGATACCTCTGCCATATGGAGGATTAACAAAGCATGTGAATCCTCCCCAATCCTTCTCCAATCCATTTTCTGCTTCTGTAAAGAAGTTGGCACACTTTGCATTATGAATTGATGCGCAGGGATCTAAATCAAATGGACCAAATCGCCAATTAAGTTTGTCGAAAAACTCCTTTGGTGTTGCCCAGTTATCGGTCTTAGAACTGAACATTACTTTTTGTGTTGTTTTATCCATGGGTTATTTTCTTCCTTATAAAATTGTTATTAAATCATACTGCTTCGACACCAAACAACTCTTGTCTCTTAGAAAGACTGATGCAGCCATTGGGATATCTTTCTGCCAACTCTTGTCCTCTCTTAAAGGTGACACTAACAATTGGAAAATCAACAATATCACAAATAATATAATTCATGTCTTTGGTTTTAAACAAAAATTGTTCTTTATCAAATTTTCGACCAGTTCCAATCATTCCAGAGGGCATAAATTTACATCCGCCTGCTTGTGTCAGATTCTTGGCATCGTATTTGATGTTTTCGTCCAACTTATTGACGTGATCATATCCTTTGCAACCCTTAATGTGTCTAATTTCAGGGAACCAAATGGCTAGCTGCGGTTCTAATAGATGCGAGGCAACTCGACCGTCTTTGAATATATCAATTAACGCGAGTGTTGTCAAGTCTCCAAAAGAAATAGTGCCAGTCAAGTCAAAAGTATAAACTTTATCAAATACAATATTATGCATCTGTGCTTCCCAGTGCTCCATCACCTCTGTCACTAATTGTGATTGACTGTCGATAAAGATTGCCTGAACGGCTTCTAAATGCTCGAAAATGCACAACAGGAATCAACACTAGCTGTGCAATCTTGTCGGCGGGTCTGACATATTGTGTTTCCTTACCGATGTTATGCAAGTTAACAAATACCTCACCGTCGTAACCAGAGTCCACAACACAAGCGCCCACAATAAGCGAACGCTTGGCAGCAACAGAACT